TAGTGAAAGTTTTAATAAATTAGTAAATAAACTGAAAGATTTAAAATATTATCCTTTGGATTTGATTAGTCGTCACCCAACTCATCGTCCTCTTCGTGGTATGATGGTAGAATGTCCTGCTGTTGTAAGATTCGGAATTTTAAAAGACGAAAGGAAGGCAGTTAGTACCAAAGATAAGAAAGTTATCAATACTTTAGAAGCAGTTCAAAACTCTGCCTCTAAATTTAAAATGAAGAGATGTTTTGAACAACAAGGAGTTAAAACGGCTGAACATTGTATTCCTGAAAATGAGGAACAATTAAAAAGATTTTTAAACCCTTTTATCGATTTGTCAATTACTCCCATTTTTAATATTGGTTTACGTTTTTAGTATTTCCGCCGTATCTTATGCGGTTACCCTGTGCGGGCGAAATTGGCGTTAACTTTGGCGTCACGTCTCCAAATGCACACATTTTTAACCATGCAATCGCGTTGTCATACCTTGTTTGTCTTAATTCAGGAACGTTGCGCGGTGCTATTCTACTGTGCAAGTGAAACAATGCAATGTCAACAACGTACGCCAATAATTGCGGGTCGCGCGCTGTCCCTGTCTTTGCCAATTCTGCGTCGAAATCATATTTTTGTATTAAGTACGAACGCGCTTCGGCTTCGGCTAACAAGTCCGCGTTTTCCCTGATTGCGACGTTTGAATTAATAATCTGTTGCAAATTAACGTCCTGAATTTGCAATAAATAGTCGCCCGCATTTAAGTACGCCATAAATTTTTTATTTTAAAGATTATCAAAATAAATGTCAAATAAATTTTAAATTTTAATCTATTCATTTTAATACCCTGATTTTGTTTTGTTCCGTCCAATTGAAATTGTGGACTTTCGCCCACCTCTTAAATAATTTTGATATTCAGTTGCAAACGCCACCGTTAAAAAGTAACGTTTTGCGTCGCTACAATGTCCAAACTCCTCAAAACTTACCTTTGTAATCGGGTTCGTTTTCTTTGATTTCTTAATCGTTCCGTCGCTGTCTTCCAACGCATATTGATAATCGAAAAGGCTTTTTTTGCATTTATCATTTACAAAGATAGTTATATTTTCAAAACAATTACGATAAATTTCATTGATAAAACCGCCTGACTGTGCGACGCTTGGGTTAACGCTTTGCATACGTAAACGCGGTAAATAGTCCGCTAAATTTTGTTGTATTTTGGTGTAAAAGTTTTCGCCCTTTGCCAACTTCGTATCTTCTTTTATACTTGTACGGTCGCCGTATAAAAATAAACCTTTAACCCTGCCGACGGGGTAACGTTGTTTAAATTCGTTGCATGCGTCTAAAACTCTATTTCGCGGGTCGGGCAAACAAATTTCGTCGATTTGTGTTGCGACCTTGCCGTTAATTTGCCAAACTAAACAAGTGATGTGCGGGTTAACGTTTTCGTCCCACGTCAAATGTATCGGCAAATTTTCGTCCCAACCTTTTGTCGTGACGTGTTTGTCCGTTTGAAAGTCCTTCCAAAACTCGCCACCTGTGCGAAGTTTCCCCCAATTACCCAAACCGTATATTTGATAATAATTGAAATCGTTTATTTTATCCTTTTCAAAGTCATTGATTACATGCGTATCGACAAACCCGCCAATTTGGTTGTTTTGGTCGTCCCATTCGCCGACAATATATTTATTGTCTAAATAGTTCGTCTTTAAAATTATCGTGTCGCCTGCGTCGTTTATTTGCGTTTGGCAAATGTCGCTTTCGATGTCCGTTAAAATTTCCCTGTCGAAAATATTTTCTTTTATCCAATGTTGTTCACTTATTGGGTTAAATATTCCGACAATCTGTTGACCGACGCGACCCCTTAAACGTTTCTTTATTTGCTTAAAATCCAATTCGTCAAACTGTGAAATTTCTTCCATGATTACCCGTTTAAATTGGGAAATACCTTTGACCTTTTCGCTGTCGTCCAAACCACGAAAACGAACAAACGAACCCGTCGGGACGCAAACAATGTAATTTTGTTGAATAATAAATAAGTCGTTCAAACCCCAACCCGAAATCACGCCTTTAAAATCGGCAAAGATACTGTCGCGAATATCTGACGCGTATTTCCTTAAAATCAAACTATTTTCGCCCTCGCCTGATAACATTAATACGATTTGAAGTTGTACGATTGAAAATGTTTTGGAACTTGACGAACCGCCGTAAACCCATATAAAACGGAAATTGGCGTCACTAAAATATTTTAGTAAATGCCAATAAAGGTTGTTAAATAATTTAGGGTTAAAATCGATTTTATCCATTTTCGATGTCTTCGTCTTTGTCTTCGTCGTCTGCGTCGCCGTAACCAACGCGCAATGTCTTTTGTGTGATTTCCTGTTTGATTTCCTGAACGTTTATTGTTTTGCCCTCTAAACGGTCGATAATTTCTTTGTAGGAATATAAATCGCCCTCTATTGCCTTTGCAACTTGTTTCAAGTGCATTTGTTCGGCGATTGTCAGGTTTTCGACTTCGTTTGTTATTGGGTTTTCGGCTTGCGTCTTTAAATTCAAAAACCTTTGTAAAATTGTCTTACTATTTTGAGAACCAACAGGGCGACCGCTTGGGTTGCCCGATTGTCCTTTTACCCAACGCGGTTTGATTTGTCCTTTTCCTGCCATTTTTGTTGTTTTATCGTTGTAAAGTACAAAGTTAATTCATTTTAGACGGTAAAATCAAAAACCCGTCCTTTTCGTATTGGTTAACGATTTTTAACAATGAAGTTTGTGAAACTTCCAATTCCTTTGATATTGATTTTATACCGTTTATTTTGTGCGTCAAATAATATTCAACAATCATTATTTTTTGACGAAATGAAGTAATTGCGTTTGCCATTATTTTTTTATTTTTCTTAATACGGTTGTTTTGTTATCTAATGCGACCCAATGGAAACCGCTTTTTAGTTTGACGGCTTCGGCTTCTTTGGCTTCTTTTAAAACGGTTGTCGCTTTTCGTTTCAAACGTTTTTCAGTTTCGAAAATTGTTTCGATAATTGGTTCGGGTTGTTTTTTTTTCATAAAGTAAACTTATAAGTTGATTATTTCTTTTTTAACTTCTTGTAAATACTTCCATCGTTCTTTTTCCCATTCTTGAAAATCTCCACCAGCCCACTTGCTAATTTCTTTAAACATTTCATCAACTGCTATTAATGCACATTGTTTACAATGTCCTAAATTATATGTATAATGATAATCACTGTAATCATACATAAGTTTTTTTTCGTATTCGACAACTAACTTGTTTGCTTTTTCTTTTGGTGTCATTTTATAAATTGCTTTTGGTAAAACATGCGTTATAAAATTCGTCTGCGGTTCCTTTAAACTTGCTATCGAACGCCGAAAAAATAATGTCTTTTTCCCGTTGTTGAAAAGTTCGGGCGTAATTAATTGCGACGTGAAACGCCCCGTTTCGTGCCAATTCCGTTTCGTCGGCTTTTTCGCTTGGGACAATGTTTTTTGCCAATTCGTCGATTAACATTTCTATTGTTGTTTTCATGAATTTATTATTATTATTGTTAACGCTGTAAATATAACAAATATACAAATTGACGTAACGATGTCAACAATTAAATTTTCTTTTTGTCGTGTCATAATCTTATTTCTTTTTAAATCGTTCAAACCATTCTTTAAAAGGTAACTCTTTCCAATTTTCTGTATTTGGATAACCGCTAAATCCTTTTTTATGACCAGCTTTAAATGCTAATTTCATATCTTCCTCACTATAACCTTGTTGTTGCTTTTCCATATCAATATGAATTAAAAAACTTATTTTCATTTTTATGGTAGG